ATTCGGACTCCTCAGTTTTCCAGCTGAGCAAGCCCCTTTGGTTGTTACAACAGGACATATCGCACTCTTCGAGGCAACAGTAGTGCTACCCTTAATCATAGGATTTTACTTTACACCAGGAGGCCGTAGATGATGGTTGACCGAGTTTCAGTTTTAGGAATGTCAGGCACAGCAGCAACCTTTGGATTGTCAACAATTGATACATTCCTTGGCATTGCAGTTGGTGCGGTAACCCTAGTCTACATGTCTATAAAGCTATACCAAGAGATAAAGAAAAAGTAATGGCACGTTATCGTTCAGCAGGTAGATTAGATGACCAAGTTCTCACAGATGGAGATCGTGGATTCAAGGCTATTGATTCCTACCTTGAGCAAACAAGTTTAGAAGGTGGTACAGTGCAGACGAGTGAGAACATGCGTCTCACAGGTGATCTTGCAGAAGTACGCAAGGGTATAGATTTTCTAGCAGGTGCAGTTACACTTAGCTACAATGGCACAAATGAGATGGTCTTTGCATCCACACTCTACTCAGATCCTGCAACAGGAAATGAATATGTGGTAGTTGCAACCAAGGATAAAGTAATCCTATGGAATGATGCAAACAACTCAGGCATAGACATTGACTATCCAGGTAGTGAAGTTGTTGCCACAGCAGATGGCGCGAGCTTTGTACAGGCATTGGAAAAACTTATCTTATTTCGTGGTAAGAATAAAACACCACTTGAATGGGACGGAGATGTAAGCAATGACTTTGTAGTCAAAGCAAATGGAAGCCCTGGTGCAGGACGCATACAATGTCCAAACACAGATTATGGTGTATTCTTTCGTAATCGCTTAATTGTCCCGCAACCCACAGATAGTAACTATACAATCTTAATGTCTGACTTGTTAGACACAGATAATTACTACGCTGCTGACTCACAATTTAGAATCAATAAAGGAAGTGCAGATTTTCTTGTAGGCTTTTTTCCTTACCAAGAAGATCAGTTAATCGTGTTTATGCGTAATAGTATTCACATGATAAATAATATTGCGACTACATCCGCAGCCAATACCTACGAGATTACAAGACAGCATGGATGTGTGGCACGCAAGTCAATCGCACAGTCCGGCCCACAAACATTCTTCCTGTCAGACAACGGGGTCATTGTACTGACACCTGGTACAGACCCAGCCAAGGGACTTGGGGTAGCTATAAGTAAAGTTACAGGCGAAACCATACCCATGACCAGACCGATACAAGACCAATTTGATGAGGTTAACTTTGCAGCAGCAGATACTGCATGTGGTATTGTGTATGATAATAAATACTATCTTGCAGTACCTACAGGTAGTTCAACAGTACCTAACAAGATTTTTGTATTTAACTTACTTACATCAACATGGACTAGTGTTGATTCCTATCCGGCAATGGCAGGTAGCTTGGCATTCCATGTGGATGACTTTGTGATTTGCTCGCATGGAAGCAACCCAACAAGACGCAGATTATTTGCATGTAACGACACAGGTTGGTATCTCATGGAAGAAAATCAAACTGATGATAATGGCAGAAAGATAGGTAGTACAAGTGAGTCAGGTACAACTGCAATACCAGGTAAATTAAAGTCACGCTCATTTACATTTGGTGACATCAATGTAAAGAGCTGGAAACGTGGACAGGTAGGTGCAAATACAATTAATGGAGATGCATTTAATATAAAAGTAAATACACTCGATCCAGACTCTAGTACAACAGTTTTAAGTCACACAGCAGATGGCACGGAAGAAGCACTTTTTCGCTTTGGTACGGGTCGTACCCGTGGATATGGGGCTAATATTGAGATTAATATCACAGCAGGCAGACCGAGTTTCAGGCATCTTAGTTTGGATGCAATTGGAGTAGGTGCAAATGCAAGAAGGGAAGTTGCATAATGGCAATCACTGCAACAGTTACCCGTGGATTTACCTTCGCAACAGGCGTTGATGTAACTGCTTCCTCATTAAACCAACTTGGTGAACCAACAGTTACAATTAACGAGTCAAATGTAAACATAACAGGTGGCACAATTAGTGGTCTATCTTCTCCTATTGCTATTGCAGATGGAGGCACAGGAAGTGCAAATGCAGGGTCAGCAAGGACTGCACTTGGACTAGGCACAATTGCCACCCAAGCGAGCAATGCAGTTGCTCTGACAGGTGGTACGATCAGTGGCACAATAATGACATTAAAATCATACGATGTAGCTGGTGTGCCAAGCGCTAGTCCAGCCGGGCAAATGATTTACGTAACCGATGGAAACGCAGGTGCAGCAACAGTCGCAGTAAGCGATGGATCTGCATGGAAGGTAGTCGCATTAGGAGCAACAATATCAACATGAACATATTAGAGAAAACCAAAGAGTTTTACGAGCAGACCAAGGGCGATATGTTCAAGGATTTAAGTTCATATGCAGCGTATGGATATGTATTTATTACACCTTATAGCTTACTACTAACTAAACCTGTACAAAGTAAATCAGATAAACATCCTGACGAGCAATGGGGTGTATTAGCACCAGATGCCTGGTATGTAAAAACTGCAATCGGAGAAAATTGCATAAGTGAATTTATAGATAGAACACCATATCCACTCCCATTTGTTGGATGGATGAGGCAATTAAAATCAAAACCAATAAAATGGTACGACTTAAATAGAATCATTAGGAGGAAATAAAAATGGGTGGAGGAGGAACAAGTATTAATTATCCAGAGCAACCAACCTATGGTGAGGGTATGCGTGAAGCATTAGAGGCACAAGTTGCATTACTCACAGGTGGTAAAGTTGGAGAGGCAGATTTTAGCGAAGTTGGTTCACTTGAATCCTTGCTTCCACTCGAAGAGTCGATTCGTAAGAAGACTGCGCAGACAGACACGGATATACTTAGGCAGACAATGTTAGGTAATTACACTGAAACCCCAACAGGACAGCTTGTTGAAGGTAGTGGTCAAGCGACTGAAATGCCTGACTATATAAAAGAACTTCAAGTGATTAGTGACAATTTTCGCTCAGGCGTTAAAGATACTAGTTTTGGGGCAGACCTAATTGCTTGGACGGAGAGGCATAAAGATAAACTAGGTAGTAATGCTGAAGCTATAAGCAAGAATTTGGTACTTAATGCATTGTCTCAAGGTGCAGACCCTATAGATTCATTAATAAATACTCTTTCTAAAGATATTCCATCAACTACAGGCACTATTTCACAATCGGGTGAATTCGTGAGGACACGTGATGGTGATGGCATGGTAGACCTGCTTGGTGACATACGTGCAGTACAGGAATTTGAAACTCGTACAGCAACACAGGCAGACGTGGATGCTGGTCTAGCAGATGAAGTAGGAAAACAATTTGTCACACAAAAACAAACTTCTCGCCAAGCTGGATTTGATGAGCGTGGTAACTTTCTTGGTGCAGCAGCACTATCCGAAGATATACAACGTGCTAACTTATCTCGTCAACGAGAGGCAGACTTACAAGATGTAGCTCGTCTTGAACCACTCTTCGGACAAATCATGGAAGAGTATAAACCTGGTACATCATCTGCAATTACAGGGGCAAAGGATTTAATCGAGGAACAAAAAGATAACCTTCTTGGTGGTGCTGGTATTACTGATCCTGCAAAAGTACAAGCACAAGGTGTACAAGCAGATGCTCTACGAGCAGGCTTAATGTCAGATGCAGAAGAAGCACTTGGACAAGGATTAACAGATCGTGAGGAACGACAAATCGCAGAGGCTGCACGCGCACGCTCAACAATGATGGGCAGAACATTTGATCAGTCAGGTGCAATCGCAGAAGCAGAAGCAAGGGTTGCTGAAGACAACCAGCGTAGAATGCAGAACCGTGGATTTGCACAATCTGTACTTGGACAGGAAGCAGGCATACAGACAAGTGATGATACACGCTCCATGCAAGCAGACCAATTTAACGTGGCATCACAAATGGATGCCGAGAAATTGCGTGAATCTCTTAGGCAACAAGGATTGCTTGGATATTTAGACGCAGCATCACGAGTATCACAACTTGAGAATCAAGGACAACTCGATCCATTCCAAGCAATACTTGGTAGAGGAGGAGGAGGTAGTTTGCAATCCGGGCAATCTGTATTTGGACAAGCAGGATATGGTTTAAATGCGCAACCTGCATACCTTAACCCAGAGTCAGGACTTGGATTTATACAGAACCAAGCAACCAATGCAGCTAATATGTATAATGCTCAAGTAGCAGCAGATGCAACTAAAACTGCTGGTATATTTAGTGGTATTGGAAGCGCGATTGGTGGGTTCTGCTGGGTAGCAAGAGAAGTATATGGTGTACACAATCCAGCATGGGTAGCATTCAGATATTGGATGTTTACAGATTCACCAATTTGGTTCTTCAAGTTATACATAAAATATGGAGAACGCTTTGCAAACTTCATATCAGATAAGCCAAGAATAAAAGCAAGAATCCGTAAGTGGATGGATTCAAAAATAGGAAGATAAAACATCATGGCAAGAAAACCATTCTTTAGCGGAAATTACGGATCAGCGCTCGCACGGGTCGATACTCGACCCATTATTGAGGCGGGCAGGGCGCAAGGCCAAATGTTTGCCAATGTGGGAAGCCAGATTGGGGGCATGATTAAGGAGTATGGGCTAAATAAGGAGAAGCAGAAAAAAAATCAAGCTTTCATAAAAGGACAAAGTAACCTGCTTGATATGTTATCAGAGCAAGATCCAGAGCAAGCTGATCGTTACGCTATAATGAAGGAGCAGTTGAATAATCCCGATGTCTCACTAACTGAGCGTACAGAACTAGGTAAGCAGTTAATGCAAAATGTAACATTATCTAATCAAATGCAAAATCAAATGCTCAATCGTAAAACCCAAGAGCAAGCATTGGGATTAGCAAGGAAAACTGAGGATCTTACTGTTGAAAACCTAAAATTAGGAAACAGGCAAAAAGAGTTAGGTACTTTATTAGGTGAAATATCTTTAGAGGAGCTTAAAGCAATTAAAGACGAGAAGACACGGGTTGCTTTATTAACACTTAAAGAAAGAGGAAAAGACTTACTACTTGGTGATGAAAAGAGAGAACTTGAAAGTGCAGAAATGGCAAACCGGGCAGAATTACTTCCGTCAGAAACTGCTGCTAAAAAAGCACAATTCGGTGCAGTACCTGGGCAAGTAGAACGACAAGAAGAACTAAGTGAATTACAAGTCAAAGCTGCTAAACGAGCAGATACAAGTGCTGACCTTTTATTACAAGCATTTGGTGGTGCAGAAGGTAAAGCTGAGTTTGATTACAAAGGTGCAAAACTGAGCAGAAAGAATCTTAAAAAAGGATTAGAGTATTTAGATGCAAGAATTGACTATACTAATTACCTATCAACCGCAAAGGATGTTCCTATTGATACTAAAAAACAATATGCATCTCTTGTTTCACACTCTGGTAAAATAGTAGATACTCTTGTTGAAGATCCTGACACAGGTAATCAAATTACATTCCAAGAATATATGGAGAAAGCAAATAATGATCCTGATCTTTATCCACTAACAGGTGCAGGTTCGGGTGCAGCAGGTGTATTATATGGCAACTTTCAGAACGCACAAAAACAAATAATCGATTTCGGAAAAACCATACAAGTGCAAGTTGATGATGGGCAAGGTGCAGGAGATAGCCTAGCACCTACAGGGTCACCAATAAATGTTAGTAATATGCAACCGCAACAAGCAATGCAAGTTTTGCAAGATCGCATAGGTCAGATAAGAAGGCAATTGCCACAACTTAGCGCACAACAGCAACAACTTGGGCAGCCAGGTCAAATGGCCACAACTGCCTTTGATACTTCACCATTCGGTAATATCAACACACCATTAGCAGTAAGACCACAGACTATTAGTGATGTGCAGAACTCAAGTATTCCACAACAAAGATTAGACTTGATGGCAGAACTTGAGCAACTTGAGGCAAAAAGACAAGAACTACAAAATCAATTCGGAGTAAGATAATGGCAATACGCACAATGTCACTTGGTGAGGCTCTTGAGAATGGCTATGAAGTTATTGGGCCAGATCCAATATACCGGGAAGAAGCAACAGGTTTTGAGACTGCTACAAGCATTGGTCTTGAAGTTGTTCCTGCAATACTTGGTGGTGTATTTGGTGGTCTTGCAGGTGGTGCAGGTGGATCTGCATTAGGTAACTACCTATCTCAGCAATATCGCATCGGCAGAGGTTTGCAAGATGATGTTGGACTAGGAGAGCTTGGAGCAGCAACTGCATTTGGTGCAGTACCTGTAGGTAGGCTTGCTGGTATGGGTACAGCAGGTAGAGTTGCAACACGAGGCGCACAGGGTGCAGCATTAGCTACAGGTGAGCTTGCAGCTAGGACATACATAGATGAAGATCGAGCGCCAACACAGGATGAGATAGCAACAACTCTTCTTTTTGGTGGTGTGTTTGGTGGTGGATTAGGTGCAGTGGAAGCTAAGTTTCTAAGTGATGGTACAGGAGTAGATTTAAAACCTGGTATGACAAGACCAGAAGTAAAGGATGCACTTGCTTCTAATATTAAAGATAAGGGTGGAGTTGAGAATGCAAGTGTTAGTAATCCATTGATTGACAGACTAAACACAACTGAACTTGCATCTATTAAAAACCCAGAAAATGCTGCTGAGGAAATATTGCAAGTCACAGAAAATAAATTACTCCAAGAAGTAGAAGAATCACTAAGTGCAATATCTAAACGACCACTACTAGGTGATAAGTCTTTCGGCACACCATCAATGGAGCGAGGTGCATTAGAGACACTTTCTACACCATCATTTAATAAACCTAGTGGTGGTCAAAGTATTCTAGGAGATAAACCTGTAATTAGTGACGCAGTCAAACAAATGGATGATATTCAAAAAGCATTTGATGATGAACTTGCCCAGCAGGATGAAATATTTAAGCCATTAATTGCGCAGAATGAAAGCGCTATAATAAAACAGAATTTAATTGGCGTGCAACGTCTTGGCGATACACAAAGGCTGCAAGAAATTGACGAGAGTATAGCTAGGCTTGACCATAAACTTGGGAAAGGAAAAGGGGCAAAGAAGCAACGTGCCAAGTTAGCTGCTGAAAAAAGAATGGTACTCAAGCGCAATGACATGGAAGGTGTGCTTGATCTGCAATCTGCCATGCGTGCTAACCAAGGTGGTGCAGACCAACCAACCAAAGCAATGAACCTCAAGGATCGCCCAATGAAACAGGCAGATCCAATGAGTAAAGTTGAAAGGATGGCAGAAGAAAAACTTGGAAGTTACTATGAAAAATTCCTGACAAATGTTAAGCAAGGTATGACTCGTGGTTATGCAATACCTGTAGCTGCAACAGGTGCTGCGGCTCTTGGATCTCTTACGCAAGATGAAGAGAGTGATGTAATGAAAGCTGGATTTAGTCCTATGTTAATGGCGTTACTTTTTGGAAGCATGGGTGCTAGGCAACTACGTAAGTTTCGTAAGACACCTGCATTTAAAAAAGTAAATGCACAGGCTAAAACAAATCCAACAAAGGTTGAGCCAGATGCAGTTAAAGCAGAAAAGATACAAGATGTTGCTGATAAAGCAATGTATGTCAGGCAAAATCAATTTAAGAAAATAGCATCTGATGCAAAAGATTTTTTAAGTAATACACTTGTTCCTCTGTCACGTAAATTAAAGAACATAGATCCATTGCTTAATTCTATATTTCGTTCACATGAAAAAGATGTAAACATAAAGACTAGGCAATTCCTTGATCGTGTGTCTCCGTTTGTTACCACCATGTCAAAAAGGCTAAAAGGTAATAAGGTAAAACTGCGTGAGTTTAAAACAAATTTACTTAATGGTGACTACAATGCAATAGTTCGCATGACTGATGACTTAGGTATAACAGATAAGTCAGAACTTAACGAGATGCGTAAGGCACTTAACGAGGTCAGGGACTATGCAAGAGAAGAAGGTGGCATCGAGGTTGGTTATATCGAAGACTACTTTCCAAGGCAGGTAGAAGACTACAAATCTTTTAAGAAATTCTTAGACGAGAATGATGACTTTCGTGATACTAGAAATCAAGTAGAGCAAGCACTTGAGGATTATCGTGTAAAAAACAATTACGAATCTGTTGATCTAATACCAGCAGAAGAAGCAGCAGAAGTTACAAGTAGAGTATTACGTGGTTTCCCCATGCAACCTGGTGGTGCATTACCTGGTAACTTTAAAGCAAGAAGTATTAAGGAAGTGGATGATAGAATGCTTGATGCTTATGCAGATCCAGCAGATGCATTAAAGAATTACATTGAGCGTGCAGTTATGGCAACTGAGCGTAGAAAATTCTTGTTTAGAAAACCATCAGACCAAGGCAAGCAAGTAGGATTTGAAGGAAGTACAGATAGGATAGGTGCAGACCTTGGCATGAAGATGGAGGTTGATGAATCTCTTGCCGGGCAAGTTGCAAAAAGAATGTTGCAGGGTGATAAGAAATATACAGCAGAGGATATTGAAAAGCTGCGTGAGATAATACAATCTCGCTTTAGTGGCAAAACTGTCAGTCCTTTTATACAAGGAGTTAAGAATTTAAACTATATGCAAGTCATGGGTAACTTTGGGTCTGCAATAACCCAGCTTGGTGACCTTGCATATTCAATACACTTTAATGGATTTGATAATACATTCCGTAGCTTGTTTAATAAAAAAGAAAACTTTGATTTCGTTAAACACTTTAATCTTAAAGACCACAATATAGATTCTGCCACAAGCACGGATGGTTTAAGTAAAGCTCTTGATAAAGTATTTACAGTCGTAGGGTTAAAAAAGTTAGACCAACTTGCAAAGAATACTACGATGAATGCTTCATGGAGAAAGTATAAGGCACAAGCTAAGAGAGATGCGCCTGGATTGCGTGATGAGCTTACACCTGTGTTTGGTAGTGAGCGTGCTGGACAAATGGTTAAGGAGTTACAAGAAAGTAATCCGGCAAGTAAACAACTACCAAAAGCAGTTGAAGAATTAATATGGTATAAATTCTTGGATCTTAATCCTGCAACACTTGGTGAGATGCCCAAGTTCTACAATGAAAGTGGGAACATGCGTATCATGTACATGCTTAAAACTTTTACTATAAAACAATTTGATGTGGCTAGAGAAGCAGCAGGTGCAGACATTGCAAAAGCAAAAGAGTTGTATGCCCAAGGTAACAAGAAAGCTGCTGCACAATCCGCTGCAAAAGGAATGAAAAGTTTAATAGGATTAGCAACTGTCTTTGCTGCTGCCAATGCAGGTACGGACATGATTAAAGATACCTTGTATGGTAGACCAATAAAGCGTGATGAATTATTTGAAAACAACCTTTGGAAACTAATTGGTATCAATCGATACTTAGTAATGAAGGCACAACGAGACGGGCCTGCCAAGGCATTCCTTGAGGGATTGCTTCCACCAACAACAGCGTTTGATAGAGCAGCACAAGACATCAGTGCTATAGCTGGAGACAAAGAATACAAAGGTGCAATGCTACAAGGTACACCATTAGATTTAATTTATTGGCGATACCTCGGAGGACTTGACAAAATAAATAACTCAAACTAACCTTATATTTACAAAAGGGCCGTAGTAATCCCTTGAGTTAGTTGGCAGGAGTGCCAGCGCCAAAGCCACCCACGGGTGGCTTTTTTGTGCCTCTAGGTCAGCAAGAGAAAAAGTTTATTAAAAAGTATATATTCACTTGACATGTTTATTTTTTTAAGCATTTATCGTCTTTATTGACAGAGGATTCTAGGGGAGCGAGTCAGTTCTTCCAGAAAGTGCATAATAAAAAACAATAAAATAAAATATGGATACTAAAATAATAGGATTGTCACGAAGTGGAAATCGGTTAAATCAGAAAAATATTACATCAAATTCAACCCCACTAAACTTGAATAACATAACTCTTAATTACACTCCTGCACCCAAGCAGGTAATATTAATTAGTGAACTTATTTACGCATACAAGAGTTGCGAGTCCACACTTTTCCGAGTTCCGAATTGGAACACTAAGGGAAATTGCATATCCAACTTTAGATATGTACTAAAGATCCTTGGCATGACTGAAGACATGGACACCCGGTATTTGGGTGGCAGGCATCCCAAGAGTGGTTTGGTAATTCCAAAGCATTACTTGCAAGTTCACCCGGAAGGGAACGAGAGGATGCGAAGTGCGAAGTCCTTATTTTCTAAGGGCATGGTGGATTGGTATGACCAGCAAGGCATCGAGACATGCCACATGTCTAATTGGACTAGCTTGGTGGTAAAGTCCACACCAATACAAGCATTCGTTCCAACGAATGAAATTAACAATATCATTGCGGTATGCGAGGAGAAGAGGTTTGAGCATCCGGAGTTCTATAAGGCATACTTGCTTGCCTATGGACTTGGCTTGAGAAACTCAGAAATGAGGCGAGCGAAGTGGAGTGATTTATATCAGGACATGGATGGTAACTGCTTAATTAGAATCCATAAGCCTAAATCTGGTGGTGAGTTCCAGGACAGACCATGTGACGCATTCTATTGGAAGAAGATCATGGAGTTGCGTAACTTCCATGATAATATAATACAAGCAAGCGAGAAGGGAATCCGAGAAGGATTCTCACAATTTTTGAAAAAGGAATGCGGAGTAAAGGATCGACGTGCAGTTCACTTACTCCGCAAATACTGCGGTCACCGAGTGATGCGTGGTAATGACATATATAGTGCTAGTAAGGCACTCGGTCACAGTGACACCAAGATCACAGACCAGATATATTCTGGTCTACCTACGATACGAGCTACCAAGGTAGGGTAGTACAATTAATATTTGCCCATAACATAAATAAAAAACATATAAATCAACTACAAATGACTACAAATATGACTACAGTTATTAATGGTATAGAAATAAAAACAATGGGTGACGATACAGTCGAGGTGTATTGTGACCGACCTAGTATAGTAAGAGTAAAAGACTTAGTTGAAGTCCTTACTTCTTCAACTGAAACTTTAGTGGCATCGCAAACTGATGGTTATTTTCCTCAATTGCCTTGCAACCAGCACGCAGAATCAAGTCGTAGAGTTGAGCCTGCATAAGTCCTGTATCATCGGATAGGGTTTTAATAGTGTTTCTAACGCTTGAATGTAAGCGTAGGGATATGGGTTTCGTTAGATTTTCACGTTTTGTCATGGCATACAAAAAGCATGACGGAATACAATAAGCAACAATAAAAAACAATAGAATACAAACTAATATATTATGGCATTCTTACCTACAAACATAAAAGCACCATCAGAAGGTGGTGGAGGAAGTGGAAACTATATGAGGTTTCAACAAGGCGAAAACAAGTTCCGAATCATTGGGGCAAGCGAAGATAAACCAACACCTGGGTTTATACATGGCACATTGGGCTGGACGATTGTGGATGGCAAGAAGCGTCCCATCCGTTGGGCAGAAGGTGAAGAAGCACCACAGGCATTTGACAATAAACCACGCAGCTTTTTTGCGTTTGTGGTTTACAATTATGCAGAGAGTAAGGTGCAGATACTTGAACTTACACAAACAAAACTACAAGCGGAGTTGATTCAGCTTGCCAATGATGAGGATTGGGGTGACTGCCGTAAGTACGACATCAGTGTGGTGCGTAATGGTGAAGGAAGGGATGATACAACTTATGCCATGAATCCAAAGCCAATCAAAAAGATGGATGATGATCTGCGTGCTATTGCTAAGGCAGAGTTAAAACGTATTAACCTTCCGGCATTATTCGATGGTGGAGATCCATTTGCGGAGTTTACACCACCCGCTGAAGAGGTTGATGAAGATGGAGAACCATTCTAATGCTGCGTAAAGGTATTTCTAACGAAGCCTACCATGCAGATCCTGCGTTGGGACGGAGTCGAGCAAGTGACATGCTCGCCTCCTGCCCGGCACGGGTGAAACATGCGATGGGACAACCTAGTCCAAGTTCACCTGCACTATTAAATGGAAGTATGGTACATGCGGCTACACTAGAGCCAGAGATATTAGACACAGAGTTTGGGTGCAAGCCAACTGAGATTGATGGCAACTCTAGCAGGACGAATGCATACAAGGAAGCATTTGCAGAGATGGAGCGTGCAGAACCAGAAAAGAAGTGGTTACCACCTTCAGACTACAACATGTGTTTGGACGTGTCTGCATCTGCGAGGGAGCATCCATTATTAAAACAGTATCTGTATGACGCTGACTCTAAGATTGAGCATACCGGGTTCTTTGAGTTTGAAGGAGTAACATGTAAAGTCAGACCTGACTTGTATAATACCAGGACAGGCATGGTACTCGATCTCAAGACTACTCAAGATGGAAGTGAGCGTGGGTTTGCTAAATCAGTTAGGCAATTTAATTACCTGTTCCAAGCAGCGTGGTACATGACTGCACTCCGTCAGATGGGTGAGCGACCAAAGGAGTTTGTCTTCTTGGTTGTTGAGAAGACTGCACCATA